CTATAAGCTTGTACATTTGACCCAATAGCTAAACCCAAATTAGTTCTCGCTGTTGATGCATCACTAGCACCAGTACCACCATCAGCAACAGCTAAGTCAGTAATTCCAGTTACACTACCACCCGTGATACTAACATTGTTTGAAGCTTGCGTAGCAATGCTTCCCAGCCCAAGGTTTGTCCTTGCGGTTGAGGCGTCTGTAAGATCACTAAGGTTATTTGTTGTAGTTAAATAGCTTCCTCCAGATGCAACAACTTCTGTCTCTGCACTGATTTGTATATACCCTTCGGTACTTGATGTTGCAACTAATACTGGTTTTACATACTGTCCAGCAGTACTTGGCTTTGTGTCAGTTAAAACACCCGGAGTTGCAGACACATAATATATCTTACCTGCAGTAAGACCACTGAGTCCACTAATATATCCTTGTAGTGTTATAACATACTGGTCTGAATTAGGCACTGCGGATACAATACCAATAGCAGTTGCTTCTGCCTCTGTTCCATCACATTGAGATTTTTGGTAGTATCCACTTCCATAATAGTACATTACATTACCAACCATAAAGCTATGACTGGAATGGTCTATCAGTTTAGTTATTGTACTACCTTTTGCATCAACCTCAGCCTTACTATATACACTAAGATTAGATCTCGCTGTAGAAACACTTGCAACATCGCTAAGATTATTAGATACTTGCAATGATGTCGCTGAAGTTACCTGTAGTATGTCTGCACTAATTTGTACATAACCGCTGGATCCATCATATCCCCATGTAGTTAATACTGGTTTGATATACTGTCCAACCGTGGTAGGTTTTGTAGAGGTTAATACTCCAGCAGTACTACCAACATAATAGGTTTGGTTAGATGTTAAGCTTAATCCGGAAATAAATCCTTGTACTGTTAATGTAAAATGGCTAGAATCAGCAACAGCTGATACAATACCAGCAGCTTGAGCTTCATATTGTAATCCAGTATTGATTGCTTTAACGTACACACCTCCATTGTCGTACACAACAGTCCCAACACTAAACCCATGGCTTGCTTGCTCGATATCCTTAGTGATAGCATCGGTTGATCCAGTGGTCACTAAAGCATCAACCTCGCTTTTAGAGTATACGTCGAGGTTAGTTCTAGCGGTGCCTTTGTTTGCGAGATCATTGAGATTCTCGCTCTTCGCTAACGAATCAGCTCCAATTACTTTCCAGTATGATACTCCAGCTGTTGTAGGATTTTGATTTGTGCTACTTTGTTGTGCTTGATATAGTTTATTATCAGATCCAATACAAATTGCACCATTTGCGTATGATGTACTTGAATCCCATCGTGGAGCACCATTCTGCTCAATATGAGCTAGCATTTCATCTTGACGATTTTCAACCCAGTTAGCTGTTGCTCGCTTTGGTTTACCTTCATCCCATCCAGCCTCTATTTCAACCTGGGAAGGTTTGTCAATATCGGCTTCTAATGTTAAGCCATCTCCCCATATATAATCAAAATGTTGTCTATCTGCCGTCATTCTAGTATCTCCATTCTCCGTCGTCCCACCCTAACGCTCTATTGTCTTCGTACCATCCGAAGAATGTTAGAGGTATTACTTCCTTAACTGTTAAATTACTTTCGTTTACCATATAACCAGATCCTGTATTTGTGTCCGAATTACGTGCATATCTAGTTGCTGTTACACTTATATCACTGATTGTTACTGAACCTGCATCTACAGAGAATTCTGGGAATAGGTTTAAGTTATTCGACCCAGAGGTAGTTACACTTACGAAGTGGAATCCGTTATTTGTAGACCCACCATTTATAAATGTATATGTATCCTCAGCAGTACCTAATGTAACAGTAAGTACTTGATCTGCAGTGCAATCTGATATGCTAAATTGTACATTGTATTCTATTAGGTCATTTTCCCTAACAAGTATAACATTCTCAGTTGAATCTGCTGTATATGTATACACCTCATCTTCTTGGTGTTGAGCGGAGCGCACATCAATGATTGATGAAGCTCCTGTTCGTACTATCCCAACTAACGGCTTAAAGTTTGGATACGAACCGTACCCCCATAAACCTGTAGATGTGTCAAAGGTAGGCTCAGTCAATGTTTGACTGAGAAACAAAGATGACCCAGTTCGTTGCAGTTGAATGTAGTACGTAGTGTTTGCTGTTGGCGTAGCTAATGTGTAGGTCAATGGAGTTGTTAACTCAAACCGTTCTTGCATTGTTGTGACCCATCCGCCATCAACTGGGTTTAAAACTAGACTGTAGCCACTATCTAATTCCAATCGACACTCGAGTTGCCATATCAATCGTGCAGACTCAGGTACATCGGTGATTGGTGGTTCTGAATCTAGTAAGGCCTCAAGTTCCGCCTTCGAGTAAACCCCGAGGTACGTACGTGCTTGAGCCTTACTTGTCAGTCCAGATAAGTCTTCCGTGATTGGGGCCTTTGTTTGCAGTAGAGAATCTACTGCTGCCTTTGAGTACACATCCAGAGTTGTTCGGGCTTCTGCTACACTATCAATATCAGATAGGTTGTTAACAGCTCTAGCGCCATCAGAATCAAGAATGACATTAGCATCTTCTGTGATATATCTAACTTTAGTTGCAAGCGTATTTAACTGAGCAGCATCTACACTCTCACTATCCTCAAAGACCGTAAGCTCTGCATTATCTATCGTTGTAATTCGACGAAAAGTTATACTATCACCACTTGTGTACGATAATAATGTTATACGAGTCTTATCATTTGATATAGTATAATCGGTAGTTGGTGTTAATAATGTTCCATTTCTGTATACCTTAAGATGCTCATCCTCAAGTATTGGAAATGGAATTGTGTATATCTTACTCATTGTACTGATAATAGTATGTAGGCTGTTGATAACCCTAGATAACCATATAAAGTTAAATCAGGATCCCTATATTCCTTGAATGAAGCGGTAGTTGGTAACCAATTACCACTTGGTGGCTTATCATCTTTATTTTCGTTAATAGCTACGAAGTAATTGTAATTTCGATAGACTTTTTCACCAGGATTATATGTTGTTGATGAACTCCATGGCTCAGCTCCTTCTGGTTCGTCATAGATAGCTACTTGAGCTGGTACTTTAATATACCATCTACAACTTACAAGATCTAACGTGTTTGCTGCAACCGACTTAGTATATAAATGCTGACCTTGAGCTGCAGAGGTAGAATAAGATGGCCAAATTTTTGACTCTAATATTCCACCAATTGTGGTATTCTTACTCTGGATCTGTAGGTAATTATCCCATCTAGTATCACCTGCAGCCTGCTCTTGATTTCCTAAGTGATAATTAACGGTATGAGAGAACAAGAGTGATGCTTTAACAATTGTACCAGGCTGGGCGATAATATAATCATTGTCTGTCGGGGTATAAATCACCTCGAGTTCGCCCGCATCACCAGTTGTTGCTGGTGAGAATTCAATTTTCTTAGATCTAGGATATCGATTGTATAATGATGCTACATCTGCGATTCCATTAGTTGTGTAATTAGATGCTGTGTAAATATAACCAACAAGTGGTCTATACTCACCAGATATAATTTGAACTTGTGTATTCCTATAACTTGTTGGCGCTGAAGTACTTGTATACAAGTAGTAGCCGCCTTCCTCATCACAACGTAAGTATACGTAATATAATGTTGAATTGGATAGACCTGATGTTGTGAGGGATGTTACGTAAAATAATCTAACAGATCCATTACACCATAAGTAATTCCCATTAAAACTTGTTAGAACAATTTTCTTATTATTTACAGAATCTAACAACAACCTACAGTTCATTACTATTGGACTGTATTCTAAGCTATTACAAAACACAGCACCTTCTTCAGGTTCTAGTGCATTTTCTTTAGCTGTATCTATCTGTGTTCTAACTTCACTTGTGCTATACACATCAAGATTAGTTCTAGCTTCATTAAAGTCTGTAAGATTACCAAGATTTGAAGATTCTGATATTAAAACACTTAGCTTTGTATCAGTTTCACTCTTTGTCTCAATACCGAGATTTGTCCTTGCAAGTGACTTACTAGATAAATCACTTAGGTTATTTTCTGTTTTTACAACCTCAGACTGGGCTTCAGCTAAAAACTCTTGTGCTGGATACGCAATTTGCTTAAAACTATCATTTAAATCTGACGCCTTAAGTCTTGCTCCAATTCCAAGCGTAACCTCCAATTCATCTGTTCCTAGGTTTGTTTGTCTACGAATGTAGACTCTATCACCCGCATTTAATCCAGAGTTAAATCGTAAGGTTGTTCCAGAGACAATCGTATAATGCGTTGTTAACTCCTTAAGTACTTCATTAACATAAACTTGTATATGTGATTGTGCCAGATATGGGAAGCTAATAGTAAAGTCAGTTTGCCCAGCGGTTGCGGTATAGCTTATTGGTGTGTATGTACTCATGGTGAAACAATAACAGTTAGTGTGGCTACTGAGTTCATGCTAGGTTCTACATCAAATGCAGAATGAACACGTGGTAATGGTTCATGAAACGAGAGCCCATAAACCCAGTCCTTTACATGTATTACTTTATTTGTTGTTACTGACCCACGAAGCTCAATACAATCTGACCAACCTGCATAAGGTGGATCGTCATTCCATTTGTGGTATTGTTTAGTGACACTCACTCCACCAGTAACTTCAAGTTTACCATCTAAAGCCTCCCACTCCTGATGTCCTGATACGTACATTTGTGTATTCAGTACAATATAGTAGTTGTATCCAGCAGGTACTAATATGTTTTGTATTGTTGCACCTTGTTTTGGTGAATCTTCATCAAGCGCTATCGATGTTGATGCACTTTCTTCAAGTATAATTGATTTAGGGTTATACCAACTGAAGACGCTAGTACTATGCTTGCCAGAACTATTGGTAATGAATATACCAACAACTGGGGTAAAACTTGTTCCAGTATTTTTACCTCTAATCCCACAATACGTTGTAGTTGGGGCTGTAGTTGAATAACTTAAGCTGAATGAACCACTAAAGTTAAGATAGACATAGTAAATCGTATTACTGCTAAGCCCAGCTGGTGATCCGATTATGGATGTAAGCTTCCTTACAGTTTCACCTACAACAACATAATCACCTTGGTGAGGGTTTAGTGTTATTGTATCAATATCAGTATAAACAAGCTGACACTGCATTCGTTTGAATCTTTGATCCACACCTGTCAACGGCTCCACGATTGCTCCAGAGATCCACCCAGGTACATGGTCTGTTATCAATGTTGATGTCTCACCTTTGCTATAGATATCTAGATTTGTCCTAGCGGTAGGTACATCGTGAAGATCACTAAGGTTATTAGCATTCTCTAAATAGAGATCTGTTTTTCCTGATATTTCTGAAGAGCTGTAAACACCAATGTTTGATCGTGCTGAACTAGAACTTGAAACATCGCTAAGATTGTTTCTGCATAACAGATTTCCTTCTGTCTTCAAGAACTGTTGTTCTTGAAAAAACAAAAGCTCCTCTTTGATGAGATTATTGAATTGCTGCTGCGTTAACGGAGATCCGTCGCGAAACTTGATTGTTGAAGGTGTACTACGTTCAATCCTCACTGGGTGTCCGGCTGCAGTGGATGACCGGAACACTATTTTGTTGTTATTCCGGTCAATCCAGTAATCCTTCTTTAAAGTCTTACGCACATCATTTACGTACACAGATAAGTGTGACTCATCGATGTAATCAAATGGTATAGTAAATTCCGTACCACCTAATGTATTCGCGTACGTATAAGGTGCGTATGTACTCATGTTATGTCCTCAGTAATGATGTAATTGCGTTATGAACCGAGGTCTCACCTCGTCTAACGTCCTTACGTAGTTGATCTCGTAATGCTAGTTTCTCAGCCACCTGTGGCATTGACTTTAAGAATTCCTTCTTAGCCTTCTCACGGTACCTGCTTATTTCTGCTTTAATTAAAACAGAACGTGCAGATTCCATACCTTCTTCGGAACGATCAGCTGGTAGCTTTTGATACTTGTTACTCTCAATTAGCGATTCTAACGATTGTCTTAACGTTTTACCTTTAATCTTTGTATCCTTGATTGCATCTAAGTAGTGACTATAGGCTGAACGTCCATCGGCTGCTACGATCTCTCGTAGATCAACGCCTTGCATCTTGTTTGAAGGTTGTCCAGTCGATACCCCAGAGTTAGCAATCTCAGTCAGTACCTTATCTTCCTTTGTTTGCGTTACCCGTAGTGGTAACGTTGAGCGCACTAGCGCTCCGCCTTGAGACTCAATACTTTTTAGTTCTTCGCCTAGTAGGTTGCGTCTTACTTCCAATGTTGAATCGAATCCAAGTCTGGCTTTAATACCGTCGAATACTCCACGGACAGCTATCATTGGATCATCTCCATCGACCATACCTTTTGCATTTGCAATAAAGGATGGTACAAAACTTCCAAGAAACTTACCAACTAATGCATCAGTATCAGCGTTAGGGTTCCCAATATTACTTACGGTTTGGGCAAACGATACAGCTCCTTGTAGGTAAGACTTTGATTGCGTAAGCTTTACCATTGAGATAGCTACTGCATCAAGTAATTTACTTCCATCAGCTTCATCGATCAATCCACGGTTATATTGCTCAAACACATCGGCTACCAATGCTAATGGTGTTGCTAATGGATCTAATCGACTATAGCTAATATAACGGTTACCAAACTTAATTGAATATGGTTGCCATCCAGTTGCTAGCAGGTTATTACGTTCACCGGCATTTGTTGGTCCACTTCCAGTAATAATACCATCATTCACAAATCCTAGAATCGATCCTACTAACGTAGTTGATACTGCAAAGCGAGCCATAGCTTCTGCTTTGACCGCCGGATCGGCGTGAAACAATTGTGACTTTACAAGATCAAATGTACTCTGGAGTGGTACGAACTCATTCCATGCTGTGCGTAGTACGTTCATTGGTGTTTTCACGAACGGAAAGAACCATCCCATTGTGAGTGGATGTTTCGCTGCGAATTGTTGGAATGATTTGCTTATTCCTCCAAGGTCTTCTTGAAAGGTAGTTTTACGAGCATACTCGATTAATCCTTCATTCTTTTGACCTAAAGCTTCATTGTAATGTTGATTTGTGTAATTCTCTGCGAATTCCAAACGTTCTCCGGATTCTTTTATCCCACGTGCTCTGGCTTCTTTCAATCCTTCTTGATATACCATATCACGGGTAACAAGTTGTCCTGACTCGTTAAAGGCTTGATCTAGGTTTTGCTTTATGTAATTCTCAAGATCAGCTCCCTGCAACCCCTTCTGTACAGCATCAGCAAACAATTCACCTTCTAGTTTTGTACGAACCGCTAACTGCTTGAATCCTTCATCCATAGATCCGATTATCTTCATAGGTGTGTTAAACACATAACCTAGATATTCGGCTACAGTTCCGAATGCATTGTTACCAACATACTGTTTACTCCACTTATTTACTAATGTGGTCTTCTTTACGGTATCGGTTAATGCTGTTGATCCAGAATCCACCATTCCTTTGAATGATGATTTATTCCAGTTTGAGGTAAATGACTTCCATGCAAATCGTGAAGCTTGAAATGCATTACTAAACATACTACGAAATTCTCTCGTAGCTTGTCTAATCATTAGCATATCACCTTTAAACAATCCTGTAGCGAATTGCTTAAACTTATCATATGATAGCATGAAGGCATTTGAGCCTATGTTTAAGGCATGCGTACTTACACTTGATAGCAACGAGTTCTTCCAGAATTCCTGGATCATCTCTCCTGCTTGTCTTAGTTTGCTTGGTGGTACTTTTGTTAATGTTCCTTTTAGGAAACTACGCAACTCTTGTGGTGTATCACAGCGTTTAACTAAGTCCATTAATTCACTGAGCTCTTCTGGAGATTTCTTCTTCCAGCTATCAATGCTTACTTTCATTGTGGACAGTTGAGCACTCTCTTCCATTGTTGCTTTACGAGCTGCTGCTTGGCCTTTTAATGCTTGTAATGATTTACCTTGTAAGCTTGTTACTTGACTGAGCTTATACATCTCATCAAATAATGAATCGAGATTCTCCTTTGTGGAGGTTTGCTTGAATGTGCTAAAGATATCAACCAGACGATTGTTTACATCTACAATGTTCTTATAGTTAGCTTTGGCTATCGTTAGTATGTGCTGATCGGTTATATCAAAGTCCATGTCCTTTAAAACATCGACTGATACTTTCAGATCTTTATTCTCTGCTAATAGCTTTGCTGCTTTTTCTTTATCAACCTCAATTTGAGTTAGCCAATCCGTTACTGTTTGTTTCTCTGTTTCTGTTAGATTATCTAACTTAAGAATATTCTGTAACTCTTCTTCTGATGCTCCCTTATTAATTGCTTTATTTAAAGCACGCTGTTTTCTAACAAGTTTAAATAACGGTTCTGCTAATTCAATTGCTTTATTGAAACCAGCACCAAGTAATCCACCCTCTATTGCAGATTTAATCCTTCCCGCTAATGGCGAAGAATCTTCATCTGTTTCTAGGAATTTTGTTATATCACTTTCAAATCCGAGCTTCTTGAATGTATCGGTCAGTGTACCATTATTCTTATTATATGTTACTATATCAGCAACAGCACCAGTACCAATACCGCCTTTACCTAAAAGACTGGCTGCTTCTTTTACCGCTTCAGACCCTTTAGTCCACTTATTAACTACTGACGTTCCTTTTGCTACTCGTCCCGTAGCTCCTGCTACCGGTATGAAAACACTGGCAAACTCGGTTAGTCCTTGTACTGCTCTACCTACGAATGTCTTTGATTCACCTGTAAAGTTCTTTTCGTAATCTGGTAGGAAGTCTGCATTCTCATCTCCCGTTACTTTACGTTTAACCCAAGTACCAACATCATCGACGAGGTTGTAAGGAGCACGTATCAATCCACCCTCAATACCTCTGATTGGTGCAGCCAGAACATCACCTACTTTATCCATGAAACCTAGTTCCTCTGAATTAGATGCATTCTCTAGTGCTCCCTTACTGTTTAAAATCTCGTCAATTGTGCTCATAGTAATTTCTCTTGAATTGCAATTAAGTCCTCTTTGCTCTGTAACTTTAGTTTACTTACGATTGGTTTTACCATTTCTTCCGGCATTGACTTTAGTACTTCAAGTTCTTTCTTGTTCCATACTAATCTAACACTCCATGGATCTATTGATTCCCAATTGATATCCAATCCTGCAAACGTTTTTCCTCTAACGAGTTCTTTAACTGAATATCCAAGCTTGTTTTGTAATGCATCATACTGACTACGTTGCTGTTCCTGAGATAGCATCGGGATACTCATTCCTGGAGGAAGTTTTGTATCAGGTGCGTTCACAGCCTCTGCGAGCCTCATCAGATGAGCCCTTGTTGATACTATTGTTTGACGTGCAGCGTCCCTATCCTCTGGGCTAAGATCATCACTGTTCTTATAAGCCCGTAAGGCTTCAAGGTTAACGGTCTCTAACTTATTATTTAGGTATGCATATTCTGTCTTACGTTGAGTAATAGCTAAATTTAAGTGAGTACTTATTCGCGATTTAACCTTATCCTGAATCACTGCGTTTGCTTTTAATATTGCTTGCTTAACAAGATTGTTACTTGAATCCAGAGACATTCCAGTTTCTGATTCTTTGTCTTTGACGTAATAGCTCTTGTTACGAAGTAAGGCTTGTTCTACTGTTAATCCATTTGCCTTTGCAATTTCTTTGAGTGCTTTATCAAACTCGGATTGATAGACTGATTCTAATGGTCCTATCTCTTCATTAACTAATGTAGACAGCGCTTCTTGATTAACCCCAATCGATTTGGCGAATGCACCAAGTGTATCCTCAGGGAATACTGTATCAAGTTTAACGGCATCCTTGAATGCTGTTGATGCAAATTGAAAACTACTACGAGTAAGATTTACTTGCTTGATAATTTCAGATTTATCCTTAACTGTCAGGTAATCCCTCATCTGTATACTATCTGTAATTGATTGTAACTCTTCTTCAGATGAAGCAGCTGCAGCTTGTTGACCATATATCTGCTTAAGCATTTCAATTTCCTGTAACCTTTGTCCTTCAGCTATAACATCTTCTGATCGAAGTTGCATTGCTTGTTTAACAAGAGAATCTCGTTCTTTCCTTATGTCACTAAGGATTGATAAAGGTAGCTGTTGATCAGCTGGTAAGGTTTGCTGCTGCTGTAAGAATGAATCGAATACTTGTTTTATTGAAGTTGGATCTGTCTGTAGTTCAGCAGGTATCTTTGCTTCTAATGCCTGGATAATATCATTACGTTGTTTTGCTTTTAAGCGATCAGCTCTAGCATCCTCTTGAAGCATATCAGTTTCGATAGCTTCTTTAGTTTTAATTAAACCTGCTAGTAAATCTACATTACCAACAACTCTCGTTCCATCACCCAATTCTGCTGTTTCTAATGCAACAAGCATCTTAAGTGCAGATTCAGGATCTTTATCAGCATGATTCCTAATTTGCTTAAGATAAGTTCCAATTACTTCCTTAACTGGTTCCTTAACGCTTGCGCGCCTTGCGATGTCGACTGACGTCAACACGCCGGAAACAAACTTACCCTCATCACCATCAAAGGAGTTCGTTGCGTTTATCGCGTCTTGATCGAGTGCAGCTGCCATCTTGATCTTATTAACCTCAACGGACTTACGTTGTATCAGGGAATCAAGATTGGATTGTACACCTGCGATCTGCTTTAGTACGATATCCTTTCCTACGGGGTCCAGTTGATACTGGTCGATCCCAGCCTTACGGTACGCCCCCTCTAGTATCCTTGCCTTTGTTTCCGGATTACCATCCGGGTCAACTAGAACGTCTAAGTTCGAGTTGATTTCACTTTGGTATACGTTTGTGACTGCATCCTTGGCTAACAAGACTTTACGGAAGTCATTGTACGATGGTGACATTCCTTCTGGTAATTCACCACTTAATGTTGCTTTACGTAATATATCTAATGTACCTTCACGCTTAGCCTTCAGGAATTCTTCTTGTGCTTTAATTCTCTCAGCCTCAGCAGACTTTTGTTTTTCAGTTAATGCTAGGTTTTTCATCCGAATGGATGTTTCACCAAGTAACTCAGCGATAGCTCTGGCATTAGAACCTACGTTTACTGGGGCACCATGCTGAGTGGTGCCTCCTGATAAGTAGTTACCGCCTTGAGGTATAAATGTGTTAAAACTCATAGCTTTAGCATTTCTGATTGAACTATCTTTTGGCGTGCATCAAATAAGTTGAATGTATCAGCTAAGACGCTTCCAATTCCGGTTATCATTGGAACCTTTGTTGGTTTCTCAATAACTCCAGGAATATACTTCCTGTTTCCAATACTTTCGATGTTTGTTTCTGTTGCAGCCGATAGCATTTGTTGCTGCCTGGTTAGCCCCTCAAGATACATCGATCCTTGTATGTCATACTCTTGTAATGCTGCCGACACTGATGCTCCACTCACTCCTCTAGCAGCTGCTGATGCAGCCGCAGAGGACTTTCCTTGTTGAGTTTGAACTTTAGAAACCATTCTTTGTCTGTTTAGTATCTCTTGTTGCTGAGCTTGTTCTTGTCTGATAGCTAATTGATCATTGTAGTTCTGTTCTACTTGGTGACGTATTAATGCAGCTTGGTAATCCGCTTGTGCATTATATTGTTGCATCTGTGATTCGTACTGCTTTTGTTGGGCACCTATCCCAGCGATCCCTGATAGTACTGTACCTACACCAGATAAGGTGTTCGAGAAAGAAGGTGTTACTGATTGCATACTATATTGAACTTCCTCTTATGTTTACTGTTACTTCCCAGTTTACGCCTATTACTTTAGACTCTAGCGGGTATTCGTTTATGAATGCGATTTGTAGCTCACGTGCGTTCGCAAACACTGGTACCCTGAGTAGTCCTGGTCTCTGGACCGGTTGGGCTCCTACGATCGAGTATCCAGTTCCTGTTACGTATGGTGATGCATCGTAGTTGTATGTGAACTTGTTACGGTTGAATGGTTGTATCTCGACCTTAAGGTATTCTGTATCGTTCACCTCAATGTTTAAGTATCTGACTTGTAACCTTCCATTGTATCTCTTTGCACTACTTCCAGTTGAAGATTCAGCTGTTAGTTTTACATTTGATAGTACGTAGTACATCGTGTAATTAACACCAATCCATAGTGGTGTACTTGAGTAATCACCACGTACTGTAATTTGTGTGCTACTTATTGATTCAACGTTTGATAAAACGGCTCCACCGTCGACACTTGATGTGTATCTAGTTACAATTGCTGGTGTTGAGCCAGTATCGAGTTGATATGGTAATGTTATTGTTGTTAAGTTTGTAGCTCCACTGTACGATCTTGTTAATCCACTTTCAGTAACTCTTCGATCTAATAATGCAACAGTATCTGAGTAACTATCTGTTAACCCAGAGCTTAGCTCCATTGATTCTAGGTATACTCCATCAGCGTGTCCAATAAGCAGATATAATGTATTACCTATTGTGAATATATCGTGAACAGTAGCGTTTTCGTTAAACGAGAATTTAAACCAAGCAGATTGAACCCTTGTATCATTTGAGTCGTGAAACTTATAGCAGTAAATACTAGAACGATCTGTCTTTGCTAAGGCAATTAACATGTTCTCGGTATTGATAGCTTCTATCTTTTCAATCGCACCCTCGATAAATCTTGGACATTGTTCAGTTGTATGGTTTGTTGTAGCCACTCCTCCTTGAACAAGAAACATCTCTTTAATTAACGAGTAATCTCCATTCTGTGACCCAAAGAAAACTGAATTACCTAATGTGCATGGCTTACAATTTGCATACATCTCGAACTTTGAAAGTACTGATGTTTGAATTGTTTTAGGTGTAACTACATCATTGTTTGGTCCTAACGAGAACTGAGTCTTATCACTAAAGACCATCGTTTGATCAAAGTTTGAAATAAACCAATTTAATTCGAATACGTCTTGTGAGTTTAAAGTTACATCAATAGGATCGTTATCAAGTAATGAGATTACAGTTGTTCTAAAGAAGTTAAAATACTGACTTATTTCGGATAAGCATACCGACTCTCCAGTCAGCAATCCTAACCTACCCTTCCAGAAGAATACGTTCTTTACGTAATTTGATACAAAGCTTGGATCCGGGTTTGTTGTTAAATCCCCTACGGAGCGTTCATCCCAAGTCATCGGGCGAAATCTAAACGTGTTTGATCCTTCCGAGATCAAAACGTGTGGCATTGTCGTACGGTCTAGTTTGTACGTAATACCAGGAGCGATTGTTTCCTCCCATACTCCCGTTGCAAATCCAGTGGCCGATGAGTTTGTTGGTTTGAATTCAACCCAGTAACTCGATGCACTTGAAGCACTATTGTTTGTTACTTGGATTTTAAATCCAACGTAACCCTCGTACGGAAGTACGTTAATTGATTGAGCCTTATCCTTAAAGGCGTAAATTGATTCTCCCATTGTACCTCTAATCTCAATTCTGAAATCAGAGTTGTTAGTCTTTCGAACCCTTAGCAACGAACTGTTATTATGACTTAAAGTAAAAGCTGATCCAGCTCCCGCACTTGTTAAACTGGATATCAATCCTACGACTACGTTATTTTGTACATCACTCGCTCCTGCCGTGAACGTTCCAGTATAATCGGGCGTTCCTGAGCCAGATGCACTCGACCATAAATCAACCCAGTATTGGGCTCCATCTTGTACCTGCTTGATAAAAACTAATCCTGATGGATTTGGATTGGTGGATGTATCTGCTGTTAAAGCTACTTGTTTTGACTTATTTGTAATAAAGATAAAGTCTTCAACTACTGTAGCCCTTAGATCATCCTTTGGGTTATTTGTACGTAAGTACGCTAAGTCTGCGCTATCTACAGCATTACCAGCCTCGTCGATGATTGATACTGTTGACGATGGGGTTACTAGATCTGTTATTGTTAGTGATGCTGTACTTGATGTTGATACTATTCCAACGTGATGCTTCTCTGTAGAACTACGGTCAATCGTGAATCCTGTATAGTTACTTGTTGTAACCGTTCCTGTATTGTAAACCTTCTTGATGTGGTTTGTTGGAGGTCTTTTCTTTAATCCATCAATTAAAGAACTAACTGCATTTATCTGATCTACAGCTTGAGTACTACGACGTAATTGCTCAGCTTGTTGAGAAACCCCGTTTAAAAGGTTAGGTGTGTTAATGTTTACAAGCTGTCCCATAAGTTTATATGTATCTGTAGGTTGAGTATGCCGATAAGGAATCGTTTAGATAATTCTCACCATGAGCATCTACTTCGGATTGATAGAAGGCTTCAAAGGCTTGTTGTTCCTCTACTGCTAATGATCGTGATAAATCACTAACTCCAAGGGTTCGCTCTGCGAACACACGCGTAGCGCGTGAAACAATGTAGTGCTGTGGTTGCTCTGGGATGTCCTCGAAGTTGAGTAGGTACGTCGCTGTTCCACGGATGTCCTCATCGAAGATGGTCTTATCTGTTTCTTCGCTATCAACCCAGTACAATAATCCACCCCTAATTGCTACCTTCTTATCGTGTTCTATTGTATCGATTTCAAATTTTAAAATTGAGGATGAGACTGCTATGGTGTTATCTACACCACGTGTTAATGTTACGTTCTCATCTGAATTGAAGTGCCATCTCTGTGAGAGTAATGATCGCACTTGCATATCAAGGATTGATACCGCAATAGCAGCATCTTGCGTTAAATCAATAGTTGCTATGGAATTAACAGGTGCTTCACCTACAGCGGTTAGCATGTAATTTACGGCATCAAGTTTTAGCATAAAAGAAATGCGAGGGAGGTTATCCTCCCCCGCTTGTTTGTTAATTGTTAATTAGTATTAGGTTGTTGTGAATGCAACTGTTGCAGCATTGGAGTTGATTTCGATTAAGCACTCCGGACGGAGGTACGAGAAACCACCAATGAAGTCTACCTTCAGTAAGTGGGATAACCTTTCTTCATCATTCAATCGTGTCCATGTTGTCAGGTCACGTAGAATTGCACCACCAATCGATTGACGACCTGCCATACAAAGTCCGACTGTTTCAAGGTAGTCACCATGATAAACGTTGCGGCAACCTGAGGCTGCTTCAATTCCGAATACTGCGTGTGACTGCGGAATCAAGGTACTTGGAATGTTATTCGACATTAATACCTTTATACCATGTACATCTAATGCACGGCCTTCAACCACTTCTTGACGTCCGTACTCGGCACCTAAGATCGTAGTTCCGGATAGTAGTAGGTGATAAGCCGCTGGGCTTAAGAAGCAATATCGCTCGGCTGGGGCGTCATGTTGGTCAAATACCTTAGCTGCTTCCTGTATTGCAGCCAATAACACGCTCTGTGTTGTTGCAACTGTAGCACCTTTCTTTAATACACTACCACCAAATATGGTCTCATATCCACTCGTTGCGGTAATATTTGCATTTGCTCTTGCACCTTGTAATCCGGCCATAAAGATCTTACGGTCAATATTACGTGCTAATGTCTCGGCTAATGCTTCCGCGATGTGCATCAATTGAACATCATCACTCATCAAGTCATCAACCAAGTCTACCTGCGACGCAGATACCAAAGGCCTGTCAGTTTTGACAAGTATGTCATTTACTTTGACTTGCGATAACATGTTGTTCGCATCATCAAAGATATCTTTACCTTTTGTGATGTGTGCGGATGAGCTGGCTAAACCGACAGCTGGGAAGGTAGCAGCTTGAGAGCCACGTGTGTTTTTCTCCCACACAAATTGCCGCATGATATTCTTACGTTTGAAAGCGGCTAATACCATTCCGGAAAATTTTACTTTAAATCTTGCTAAATCGGTTCCGGTCTCATTGTTCTTTCCGATTTGCGAACCTGCATCTAAGTTACTCATTGTAAACTGTTTAGTTAATTGTTATGTTTTGTGGTTTTATTTTGATTCGAACCAATACAACCAATCACAAACAAACGTCCTTGGACGCAGCCCATGCTGCTGTATTAGGAGCAAGCTCCAAACATAACTAACTTGTTTACTAGCAGGTACTTTTGTGGGGGATATCACTCCCCCACTATTTGAATTCTAACTTAAGTCTATTGTTGTTGCATTAAACTTAGCTTCTACCTTAGCCCGATACTCAGCATCATATCGATACCTCCTATCTTGCAGATCCTTTAGCCAAGCCTCTTTTGATTTATATCCTGTTAACCCAGTACGTGGTTTACCTTCCAGATGGACCGGCTTTGCATTTACCTTAGAGTACTTGCCTTGCAACCACTCTACAGCCATTCGTGCATTCTCCAGACCAGAGTCCAGCTGCTTATCGAATGCCTTTTGCTCCTCCTTTGAGAGTCCAGTCCGAGCCCACTCAAGCATTGCCTTGTAAGACTCCTCTCCTCCAGCCACTTTATGGAGTTCCGATACCGCTTCCCTTACCTTTGTTTCGCGAACTTGTTTCGCCATTTCTACGTATTCTTTAATTACGCTTTCTGGTAATTTATAGGTTGAAGTGAGTTCTTTGATTGATTCTTCAGAGAGGTCTCCCTTCTCGGCTAACTCAGTAGTGTACTTTGTAAAAGCGTCAGCTTCGACTTTAGGTTCTTCCTTTTTCTCTTCCTTCGGTTCTTCCTTTGGTCTCTCAGGTTCTTGAGTTTCTACCGAACTTGGTTCGGTTTTAACTTCTTCTGGTGCTGGTTTCTCTAATTCGTCTGATGGTAAAACTACTTCCTTTTTTTCTTCTTCCATACTATTCTACTGGTTGTTGCTGATCCATGATACCTTTTGCAACTGGACCTGCAGCTTTCTCAACTACACTTTGTAATTGTTGCTGCTGTATTGCAGCTTGCTGCTCAGCTTGTACTTGTTCAGTTTCTTTGATTAAACCTTCAGTTGGTATACCTGCGTAGGTTATCTTTCTACGTAGTAATTCCTCTGAGTTAATAAATTGTAATTCTTGAGGTGTTAAAACCTGTTGTAATTGAAGTAACTTCTCGAGATCACTATTACGTCCTAAAGCCTCTAACCCTGTAATGATCATTGGGCTAATTATTGCTTTTGGTAATTTCTTTACTTCCGTAGGTAACGACCCAGCTTGATCCATCCGTTGCATTAATGCACGTAATAATGGTAACTGGAATTCATGCGCTAATATTGAGTATACACCTCCGAGTACTGTTTCTAGTTCTCGGTTGAGCATTTGAATCTCTTGGGCTGTAACTCGTTCAGCGTCCCTAACTTGATGAAGTAAGAATGCTTCTCCAATCTCTCTTTTAAGCTCGTTTAAGAATTGTAATACAAAAGCGTAATCTTGACGTTTTTCTAAAGATAC